TGAATATCTTTTAGGTCACGCTCCATAGACTTGCTTAACTTTGCTTTTTCCGCAGCATTGGGGGCTTCATCAATCAAACGACTATAATCAGCAGTGATATCATCAATAACTGACTTCATATCAATGCTCCCATAACGTCCAGTAAGCTCGATGTCCATTCCCATTGTTTTAACGTGATGACGTAACAATGCTTCTATGTCGTTCTCAATAAACTCTTCTAAAAGCTCGTCAGGAATAGTAAGTGTAGATGCTTTTGACCCAGATGGATTGATAACAAAATCCAACTGATTAGCGGCATCATCAAGATCCACATATGGTCTGCTTCTGGTAACGGTATCCATTACGCTTTGAGCATAGGCTTTTGCAGACTGACGTGACATTCTTAAACTTGAGACTGCGTGTCTTTCAATAATTGCAAGAAACTCTTGAGATCTTTCCATAATCTTGTCAACACGGAAGATTCGAGGAACATAAGACAAAGCATTGTTAGCGGTTACGCCCTGCTCTCTTAGTTTAGTTAAAGCTTCTGTTAGCTGTGTAACACGAGCAGTATTATTAGCTGCTCTTGCTTTAGCAATATCTTCAGCAAGTTGCTTTTCAAATAACCTTACCTTATTGGCTTCATCCTTAATCAAATTAAATATTTTACGGTGTGATTGTGCAGCCTGAGTTACAAATTCAGATGCGTCATCCCCAATGCTATCAACGTCACCACGACGCATAGCTCTTGCCACACGGTTTCTAAATTGAGCTTCAGTCATTTTACCGCCAGAATCACCAACAAGATCACCGATACTTGTTCTGACCATTTGAAGGGATCTAGCTATATCACTTTGAGAAGCTACCTTACCTCTGTAAGCCAAGTATGCCTTATCTGATTCTGTTAGTGCTTGACGTAATGGCCCAAGATATTTTGCTCTAAAGGTAGATTCTACTGACTGATCCATAGCTAGATCTTGATCTACTTTTTTCTGCATCATGCCGCCAACATCAACAAGACCAGTTGCTATTGTTCTTACAAAAGCATTGGGACTGTTGAGCATACGAATTACTGGATTCCAAGGTAGCTTCTCAAGACCAATGCCTGTTTCCTTAAGAGCTTCCTGCTCCATTGTAGCGTAAAGCCCTTCACGATAACGCTCTGGTGAAACACTAGATCCGGCAGCTTTGTATGTTTGTTCCCCACCACTGCTAGAAGGGTTTTGTGATCTCATTGATGCTAGTGGCTTACCAAACTTTGAAGTTAAACCTCCACCAATAAGGCTTATTGCACTAAGCATCAAAGCAGAGTGAGAAGCATCACGATATTCATTTTGAGATTCAATTAACATCTGCTCTGGAACAAGTGCAGCGGCTGTAAATGCTGTACCACCTACAAACCTTTTTGTTCTTGTAGCAGCCGACATCACCCTTGCAGGAGCAAGTGGCAGTGCAGTAGTAGGTGACGCTAAAGAAGCTACTACTTGCGCTCCTGTGCTACCTGTAGCCGAAAGAAACGCCATGTCTTCAGCGTCTTGCTTCATACGCCTTAGTTGCATTTGTGATTCAGCTGGGCTGTTGTTATGACGGAACATCCATAACCCATCTGTACCACCGACTTCTCTGATAAGATCTTCATCTTGAAAAGAATCATAACCCTTAACAGGCTTGTACTTTTCATTAGATGCTTCAAGCATACGATTTATTGCAGGAATAAAGTTGTTCTGCCTAAACGCAGCACCCCAAACATTAGAAAATGTTTCATCAAAAACAGCATAATCATACTGGTCTTGATTTCCCAAAAGAGAGCCAACTCTGTCTCCATAAACCTCACCAGATTTGCCATACAGTGTTGTGTAAGCATCTGTAATTCTTTTGGAGTCAGGCAACATGGCATTTACTTTGCTGGTCTTGCGATCAACAAAGTTTGGAGAGTCGTAAAAGTCTTCAGCGAACTCTGGGTTTGGAAATTCAAAATCTACTATTTCCGTGTCAATTGGCTCTGAAATAGTAAAGAAATCTTGCTCAACATCCATCTGTGACGTTTCAAAATCAACTTCCTCACCGACAGTGGTGGGGGTTGGTTGTGGCTCTCTAGACGCAGCAATCTGACCTTGAACTCGTGAAACAAGTTCCTCATTAGTCAATTGACGTGATGGTGCATCTGCTGGTGCCGTTTCTGCCAAGGTCAAATCAAGTCTTTTTTTTTGAAAATAATCTGCTTCTTTTTTCCTACGAGTAGGATACTTGTCTTGGAAATTATTTAGGTTTTTTACTGCACCATCCCAATCATCAGATGTAACTTGCTTCCAAAAATTAGGTGTTTCAGAAGCCAAGTCTCCATATTGAAATGCAACTGATGCAACAACTGTAGCCTTGTTCATAGGCAATTCATCAAATGACTGACCAGTAGCTGCTTGCCACTTAGAACGCAATCTGTTTACAGCTTCTTCTTTAGAAAACTCATCAATAATTTTGGCTTGCTCATTGCTAACTTTAAGATCACTAGCAACACTAGATGCTTCAGCACCTTTAATACCAAGATAAGGTGTCAAAGCATCAATAATGTCCTGAGGCAATCCCTGCAAGTCTGACAAGCTTCTAGCACCCAAGTCAAAGCCACTGGCAATAGTAACGCCAGACTTTGAACCCTTGGCATCAGGAACATAACCTTTTAGGCGTGTTCCTTCTAGCTCATGTATAAAGTTCCAATCAATATTGCTCATTAACGCCAGCCCAATGTTGTCATTCTGTCAATTAAATAGAAAAAGTCATTCTTTTCTTCTTGTGTTAAAGTATCAACACTCCAAACCTGAGTATCACCTTCTTCGGCTCTTCCAAAATAACCGCCTGTTTCTTTAGCTGTAACAGTTCCAGAAACACCAGACCTCAAACTAAAAGCTGTTGCGTCATTGAAGCTATTCCAAGCATTTACAATACCATTTAAGCTATTGTCATTTCTTGCCCTTTCCTTTGCTTCAAAGGTGGATTGAACAAGAGACTTGTCCATAAGCCCTTCTAGCGACCAAAACTGCTTTGCTTTATCTGTTTTTAGTTCTTTTTCAACCTCAAGATAAGTCTCTTTGTAAGCTGTAGAAGACTTGAAGTCATAAGTATATGTGTCGCTAAGAAGGATCATTTTCCCATAAGCATCTCTTAAATAAACAGAGTGTGTTGGTTCCCCACCGTAATTGTCGTTTGCATAAAAGTGCATGGTTGTTTTGTCTTCCATCGCAGCACTATTTAATGATTCAAGCATACCTTTAAGTTTTGCTTGATCTGCTGATAAAGCATCTGGAAGACTATTAATAATCCTGTCTCTTACATCAAACTCAATATTAGACTGACCCAAAACAACAACAGGTGTGTCCTTAACAACAGGCACAGTTGCTTGAGCTAGCTTTAAAATGGGGTTTTGAACAAACTCAAGCTCACCTGTGTACGCATTTTTCTGAACGCCAATTCTTCTACCAATTTGACGAATAGTATCTTGCATAGCTGCTACTGGTTCATATGCAATAGCACCAGAAATTTTGTCATAAAAAATATTTTCCATAACACTTCTAATATATGGATCAGCGATAAATGCACCTTCAATATTATTGACACCAGCAGCAGCGGCCATTTCATTCAGCATTTGTTTATTTTGAGGAGAAATAGTTGTTTGAATCAAAGTCAAAAACTTCTCAGTAACAAGAGACTTTTTAAACGTATTCTCAAAAAACTCGTTTTTATCTAAACCATTGTTGCTAATGTAATTGTTAATTTTTCTGTTTTTATTAATGTCACCATCAACTGTATATGACTGCATTGCATTTTCAATGCCGACAATCTGAGAACTTCTAATAAAACCAATGGTTTTCTCATCAAAATCATTTTGCGCAAGAAACATGCTTACAGCTGTATCTTTGCTGGTTCCAGGAGTTTTCTTTCTGATACCAGAGACAATCTGCCCTAAAATGCGTTGTGAAAGATCCGCATTTTGCATTGTGTAGGGGGCACGACTAAATATTTCTTTGGCTTCTGGATGAACCATTCCACGAGTTTCAACAGAAAAATTTGCTGCATTATCAATGCTTAATTGCTGAATAGCTTGATCCTCACTAAGAAGATCCATTGGTATCGAAACATCCTGACCCTTTTCATTTTTAATTCTAATCTTATCAAATCCAAGATGTTCTGAAAGGTTATCAAGCTCTGCACTACTAACAGGAATATTATTTAAAAGCTTTTTCTGTGCTTTCTGTGCAGATGCAACTTTATTAAGTCTTGTTTGATAACTGGTTGAATATGATTCAACAGAAGATTGAAATTCTTTTCTTGATTTCCAGTATCCATTTTTTCCAATAACACCATTGGCTTCAAGAGCAGATAAGTTTTCCTCTTGAAGAAAATATGATGGCTCCAATGTATACGAACTCATTGGGCCAAGTTCCATATCTATCTGGCTACCAGCCTTTTGAATATCACCTTTTCTGTAAAAGCCAGAAGCTTCTACAAAACTGTCTTTAGCTTCAACAACATCTTTAAATGTAATTCCAACTGCGCCCTGATCTCTCAACTCCGAAATATTTCTTGCAGCACGAACCACCTCTTCTGGTTGAAACAGGTTTGGGTTTTTAATAACTGCAAGATTATCCTGATAAAGTCTTTGATTAGCTGTTGACACCACAGATTCTATGTTCTGTGTAGATGCTTTTGACATCCCAAAAAGAGTTGCTTGCTGAGTTCCCTCTAACTTAAAAAAGTCGCTCTGGGGATCAAGCATAACCTGACCAATATCCAGCCCATCAATTACAACTCTAGCGTACATATCATTGTATATTGATTTTCTTAAATCTGTATCTTCTTTAATTTTAAGTCTATCCATTTCCATAAGTGCGGAAATAGACTGAGAAGCAACTTGACCAATAACACTTTCATCAAGATTTGGGTTTTGTGCAGCTTCTTCAGCAATAACTTTAGCAGCAGCTAAAGCAGCAACAGGCCCTTCAGCAGCGTAAACTTTTTGAAGATGGTTTGTTCCTACACGAGCAGCAACAACAGTACGATCAGCATCTCTGATCTTGCCAATTGCCATAGCCGAGACTTCATTAAGCTCAAGAGCTTTAACAATGTCATCTTGCTCTTCTTGTATTTCGTTAATTCTAGCAAAAACAGCATCCTGCATTGCAGGATCAGCGTCTTGCAATGAAGCAATAAGCTTACCTTTTTCTACAGATTTTGACTGATATGCTGCACTATTTTGATAAATAGCATTTTCTTTGGCTTCTTGTTGTTGCTTTGCTAACGCTCTGTTCTCTGCAATACCGAACAATTGAACAGCTTTGGGCATAAGAGCTGCACGAACCTGAGGATCAAGATCTAAAAGACTTTCTTGAAACCCATCAAAAGCACCACGAACCCCATTGGGGTCATTTGGATTATTGTCTAAAGCATTTTGTGCAGCAGATGATATATCATTTTCAGCAGCTGAAACATAAGTTCTTATGGCTGATTTTCTGTAAGCTTCTAAAATAGTTTTTTGATCTACATCTGAATATGTCTGTGTTGCTTTCTCATAATCAAAATTAACAAGAGGTTGAAGAACCATCTTGCCATTTTTATCTTTTTTGTATACTGCACCAGAAGTTGCTCCATCAATCTCAGCTTGACGAAGTAAGTCGTTATATTCACGTTTACGAATATCAGTACCAATGCTACTGGCTAAGTTTCCTATTTCTTGCATCTGACGAGCAGATTCAAAGAAACCACTAAGATCTGGCATACCAGTTGGTTGCACAGTTACACTTCTACCACCTGTCTTTTGATACGCCATTAAGCAACACCACCATATTTAAGATCATATATTCCACCAGCAGCTTTTGCAAAACCACCCATTGTGGCGGCTGATGCGCCAGCTTTAGAACCCGCAGCACTAAGCTCAAACTTGCGTCTAGTAGACATGCCCATGAGCCTGA